CTGCGATTGATCCAGGTGTGTCTTTACCGACAAATGCTGCCGCCTTATCTACTAAACGACCAACTCCGCTCGCAGTCGCTTTTTCCAATGTGCCACCCGGCTTGATTGCGTTACCAATTTCAGTAATCGCCAAATCAATGTCTTTAGACATCTGAGCACGTTGTATCTTTGTCTTCTCAGCCAATGGAGACAGTTTTGCTTTGACTGGAGCACCTTCAGCACCAGTGACGGGTGTGGCAACAGGAGCGCCACCAGCTTGCATTTTTGATGGCAAAGCAATGAGGTTGCCATTGGCATCTGTTTGATACGTAACGCCTTGTCCTGCAAGACGCTCCTGCATGGCAAGACTTTGTTGCTGATAAGGCGTAATTCTTTGACTTGCCCCAGTGTTCAAGCCGGGAACTTGAGCAACAGTCCCTTCATACGGGTTATAAACATAGGCATTGTCTGAGCCATGAGGGAAATAAAGCTTGCCCTCATTTGCTTTCAGGAATTCCTTTGCGCCAAGAACTTGCTTCTGAAGGTATCTATTAAATGCTTGTGGGCCAGCGGCCTCTACAGCATCAACCTCTTGGTTTAACTGATCCAGAGTTATCCCGCGACTACGCATGTACTCGCCAATCACCGGGTCAGCAATATTTGCAGCGTTATATTGTCGCATCTGTTCTGGAGTCTTGACATATTGCTCAAGAGCGTCTTTAGATTGCGCTAGTTTGCTACCAAGCAGCTTGGATCGTGACTCCTGTGATTTGTTTTCCGCCTCAACTCTCTCAGCTTCAGACTTTAGCACCCCAGGAATTTGTCCGCCGAAGCCAGACCCGGCCAATTCGGCAGTCGCCTTTGACACATTAGGTCTGCCAGTTGTCGGATCATAAGCAGCGCTCAGCGCACGATTCAGAGCATTTTGAGACTCAACTCCACGTTGGGCTTCCTGCATCCGGAGCGCATTCATCTGCTGTTCTTGCTCCGCTCCCTTCAGTCTCATCACATTCGCAAGAATGTTCTGAGGGGGCTCCAACTCGTAGGTGGGCTTAAAGCTAAGAGCAATGTTTGGATTGATAGGCATGATTAGAGGTCGTATTGATAATCTGCGTTTCCTTGCACAGAGCCACCGCCGAACCCTTGTGACCCAGCGCCGGAGCTAAACATGCCCCCAAATGGGTTTCTGCCTGGAATAGCTGGCCTCATCATTTGATTGTATTGATAAGCATTGATGCCTTGGTTAAGGGCTCCAGCCAACGCATTTGCACCGCCCATATAGCCAGAAGCACGAGCAGCACCAGCGCCCATGTAAGCCTCACCAGCTTGATTAGCGTAGTTCTGGCCAGCAGTGCCAAGCGTGTTGGCAGATGTTTGTCCAGCACCCATCAACGATTGCAACGGGTTCAGTTGGTTAGCTCGATTGGTCTGGTAGCGGTTAAAGGCGTTCATGTACTCATCAGAAGCCTTATCTTGGCCATAGCGCGTTGCCGCCTTCAAAGCAGCCCCAGAGATCAAACCACCTCGCGCAGCCGCCTGACGATCCAATGCCTTCAGGCCCTCGCTCATGCGAAAGGCATAGCCGGGGTCTTGCTGGAAGTCTTGCATTCCAAAGTCACGGGTGTATTTGCCGGAGTCAGGACCGGATTGAAGGCCGAGATATTGAAGCAGTTTGTTCTGAGCAGAAAGTCCAGCCTCCCTGAAAGGAGCCTGTAGCTCAATGTTCTTGTCAAACATTTCCTTCTGCAAAGCCGCCGACTCACGAGCAGAATCAGCCTGCGTGTTAGCCGCTTTCCTGCTTGAGTCTTTTCCCATCAGGCCGCCTAAAAGCGCGCCACCAAGTGCTGCCCACATATCAACCCCCTATTAAGTTACTTCCCGCCCACTGACGCGGATATTGATCGATGCCGCAGTACCGGCAATGGTCGAGATGAATCCGCCAGGGTTGAGCACTTGCCCCACCAGCTCAGGAAAGGTGTATGTTTCGCCAGCTTGCAGCGTCTTGGTCTTGGCAATCAAGTTTTGATTCCCTGCGGTATCGCCATTGGTCACCAAGTTCACACTGATCGTTGCCGCCGATGCGCTGTAGTTGGTGGCAGTGAACTTATCAATGATGGTCGTGACGTTGGTGGCAGTGTACTGCGTTGTCTGTGAGGCTGCTGCAATTACAGCGGGGACTAGGTTTTTTACGGTGACGGTCATGATGTTCCTTTACAGATTGCCTTCTGAGACAGACGTGCCGGGAGTGCCTGCAAATCCGCAGCATCAACGCTATTATCAAACTGCTCCTGAATTTGGCGGTTTATTTTTTCTATTAAAGGCGCACCGTATTTTGTAGGCATCTCTAGTAGCGCCATATTCAGCGTGTTTAAGTCTTGCTCAGTAAATGTGAAGGTGAATTCTTTCATGTTACGTTCCAATCAAGCCGTGCGCTGTCAAGTCGTCAATGAGCGCTTTTACCCGTTCAGCAAGCTGTGCCGTTGTCACCGTTGAAGTTGCAAACGTAGTTCTAGTCGCAGTACCCGTGGCAGCACTCCAGCCTGTTGCGCGGGGGCCAACTACTTGGGTACTATTGATTCGGATGTTGTTGCTTGCCGCTGTTGAAGAAACGGAAAACCCAACTCTTTCCGTGCCACTAAAATTTACTCGAAGGATGTTTAGTGTTGCATCCAAAGACTGCGTAATGGTGTTAGACGTTTCCCAAGTAATGCCTTGCCCACGGGATACTTTTATTGCGTTTGTAGCCGTAGTTGCCGTACTAAAATCAATGCCGTAATTGCATTCTCCAGTAATTACTAATCTTGCTTCTGTATTAACATTTCCAAGATTAACACCGAGTTGTTCAGTACCCCCGTTAATAAACTTTAACCGGTTGTCTGCCGCCCCCAAAGACTGTATCTCTATTACCCCGGTGTTTTCTAACTGTATTTTTTGCGCCCGCCCGAGTCGAATTGCTGTAGCGCCAAAGGTTGCAGAAGAAAAATCAATACCAACGACTATATTTGAGGCGTTAGAAAACACAATACCATAAGTTCCAGTATTGCGCAGCGTAATACCGCCAATTATTGCACTATCAACGACAACCCCAAAATTAAAGTTGCCGACATCCCCCGTCATGTTTCGACCGACTATTCGAACGCCTGCGTAAGCCTCACAAGCGGCATTGCCGACCCCCGTAACACCCTGTCCAGTGACGACATCAACGCCGATTCGGTTATTTGTTGCGTCTGTTCCGTTTGCAAAAACATTGACTTCAAGCCCAACAGTCCCGCTAGAAGAGTTGGCAAGATTAGTTAAGTCTCGCACTTCTGACACGGCACCCCACGTAGGGCCGCTAGCGGCCTTAATACCTTGAGCATAAACACCAACATTGTTGCCAGCCGAGGCTTGGTTATATACTCGGCCAACAATTGCCCATTCGTAGTTAGTATTTCCTGCACTAATATATGTATCCGCTCTCAACGCCGATGACACATATCCTTCAGTGCCGCCAGAATGGTTTGCCTGTCTTCTGACATGTACCGTTGAAAACTCATCGACCTGTGTGTTTGCTTGAACGTACCTATCGCCTGCGCTTGTTTCATAAAATACAGATGTAGAACCGAACGCGCCGGTGGCGTTTGCACCTTTTTCAAGATAAAAAATGGTGCTCCCAGTGGTAGGGGCCGTGTTTAGCAAATATGTACCCGCAGGGATAAGAACGCTTTGCGAAGCCGTTGCAGCGGCAGTAAAGGCCGCCGTGTCGTCGGTAACACCATCACCAACCGCGCCGAAATCTTTAACTGAAACACTTTCCCGCAACTTTGCTTGAACGGTCGTGGCAACAGCCCCAGTGCCGCCCTGCGTGTAGCCAATCAAGCCAGCCCCACCAGATGCCGCCAGGGTGGCCAACGGGTTAGAGGACGTGCCAGAGGATGCCGCTGTGATGCTATCCACACTCCAGATCAGAACATCGGTTGCGCTATACAACGCCAACTTATAGTAAGCATCAGCCGCCAGCCATACAGAAGCCTCACCACGCGAATCAAGAATGATAGGGTTGGTATTGGCCGAGGTGTTGGTGGAATCGGTGTAGGTGGCCAATGGCGAGGTGGTGCCTGCCGTGTAGCTGTACAGCTTGCCACCGACCAACGGATTGCCATTGGCATCGAAGAATTGCAGCTTAGGGGATGGGCTAAGGATGGCCATATTTAACCTGTTGTGATGTTGACCTTAATGGCGGTCAGAACGACTGAATAGGTTGCTGGAATGGCAGGAGGACCAGTCACAGCCGCATAATATGCGAGCGTTGTCGTGACTGTGGTTGGCAACCAAACCAACTCTAAATAATCACCAGCCGCCATTGTAAGAAAGAAGTTCCATCCAGCAATAATGTGGCCGTCAATTGCACCATGCTTCGCCGGAATTGAAACTCTTCCGTTTGATCCGACTACATCAACCCCGTTAACCCGCAACCAGATGTTGATATCCTGCGTGTTTGCATCGGATGTTTTAGCTTGAACACTAAACTGAAAGTTGAACGTCCCAGCTTCACTTACATAAATGCGCGAAGTGGGGGTGCCTCGGTATATGCCTTTGGCTTGATCAATCGTATCAAACGTGATCAATGTCGGCGTGGTGGTTGAGCCCGTCTGTGTTGTTGTATCAAAGAACGACCCGTACGGAATCGGATGAATTTCCAACGGCTCAGGTGCAACCTTTAAAGCATCAATGTCTGATTGAAGTTCACCAATCACAGCGTTCTGATACGACAACTGAGCTTGGTCGTACAGATTGTTCAGATCCCCAACATTCGGCACATAGGACAATGCAGCTTGTGAGTAGGAGTCGTTCAGGTCGCCAAAATCCACCTGCGCTTGTGGCACCAATTGCAAGTCAACAACGCTTGTGTCACTCGTTCCGCTACCGGTAATCTGAAACAGGTTCAGTAGGAATCGATACCACTCACGCGAGATTAGCCCGGTGCGCTCATCAATGAACGGCACTCGTTGTGGTGGTATGTTAGTGATGTTAGGCATTTGTGCCTGCCGCTGATAGCTCTGCGCCCATAATCATCACCTTCACAGGATCGGTGCCTGATATCTCATACACCCGGTCTCGCAGCTTCACAGTCATGCCAAGACGGCGCCAGTACACACGTTTCTTGTACTCCCCATAAGCACCCGTGCCTGTCCAGTGCTCATTTGACCAAGTATGGCCGCCGTCGTCTGACCATCGGAGCATCACTTGGGGTTCGCCGCTAAGTGATAGAGGGTCTACCTCTTGCACTAAGTAAGAGCCATCTTCAGCGGTGAGCAACTCAAACGCCTCCGTTAACAGTCCATTGTTAAGCTGAGGATCGAAGAACGCGCCTGTCTCGCAATCAAGTTGCAAGCTGTGGTGAACAGTACGCTTTAGGGTGTTCTGTCCAGTAGGGATAGCTCGCCACGAGCGAAGCCACTTCTGCACGTTGCCGCCGTCTGCGAACACTTCCATGTCAAACGCATAGATGTCGGCAGTCTCAAAGTCGCCAACAATGATCTCATTGTTAAACGCCGCTTGGCAGTTGCTACGGTGCCTGGTGAACGAGCCACTATCAAACCCGGCCCGCTCATGCCAGGCTTGCGTGGATACGTCATACACCCATGTCTTGCCTGCCGTTGGGAACGTCAGCACATAAAAGGAATGGCCGTCTTGTTGGTAGGTGTAGGCAATGGCATCAGAGATGGTGCCGTACTGCTGAATCTGCCACTCAACAGCGTGAGTGCTGATCCGCTGGCCGGTGTATCCGTTGGCCCGGTACACCATACCTTGCCCACGGGCATCAGCAGCAAGCCAGAACAAACCGTTGTCCAGCTTGGCAACGGAGTAGGTGGCAGCACAGCCAATCTCGTTGAAAGCGCCTTGAATACGCGCCAGTGGAAAATCAGCACCGCCAGAGTTGTACCAGACCTCAACCGAGTTGGAGCCAAACAGCCAAACTTCTCGGTGGTCAATGATCATGGACACCAAGCCGTCAGGAGACCCCTCAGCACTGGCAAAGTCCAACGGATCAACGGCGGTGCCATCTAGCAGGCTGGTGACCCATACAAGCTGTGAATTGGGCTGGGTGAATACAAAGTACCCATCCAAATATCCAACCGTCACAGCACCTGGAAAGTCAGGGTCGGTGATCTGTGCGAAGACGTTGGTATTGACGTTGTAGATGTAGCTCGGCCCATTGCAGGCGATAAAGAGCTGCGTCCCGTTGTCGGCCATGCTTACAGGCCCAGAGCCCGATACAGAGCCAATCAACGTAGGAACATAGGCTGCATTGACTTTGTACAACTGGGTTCCAGAAACAGCGTACAGGCTACCGCCATAAGCCCACAGACCACGAATGGGTCCAGCCCCCACAGAAGCCAACGTCCTCAAGCCTGGAGCACGTTGCAAGAACCCTGCTTCCTTGCCACCTTCAGGGACAACCTCCGGGTACAGATTGATCATGCGGTTGTCTGCCGCATTGACCGATCTTGCTACATAGGCGCTGCCCAGAATTGGCGTACGCATCAATAGTTTCCGGCAAAAACATTGAAACGCTGCCTCGTCGCCACAATCGCATAGGGCAAGCTCATAATGTCGTCAGGGTTGTTGATCCGCTTCAGATTTCGCTTGGACGTCATGGCAACCCGGGCCACTGTTGGCGAAGGCTCAACGCCAAACTCAGGCGCAAACTCACACGCCAAGTTGTACCTAAACGCCCTCAAATAGCCAGGCGGCAAGTAGAGCTGTGTGGCCAGCGTGACAGGCTGAACAATCTCATCCACAGAGACAAAGTGCCATTCCAAATCCCGTGTGGGCTTCGGATAGATCGTCATCTGGATGTTTGGATACTCCATGTTTACCCACATCACTTGTGGATAAGTGGAGGTCACCGTCTTCACAGCAATACCGTTGTACTGCTGCTGGTTGATCATTTTGATGCCGAACGACACGTTTGTCGTTGGATCGCGGAAATAAGTAGAGTCCTCAAGCAACACAGGACGGTTGCCAACAAAGTCACCCGTTGGGCCGAGTGTTCTAGAGATCTGATCCGCAGGCCAAGTGAACACTTGATCCTGGGTGTTGTAGATCATCAGTTTCTCAGTGTTCCACGAATCAATCATTTGATTCATGGCAAGAAGTGCGTCTTGAGACGTTTCAGCAGAGGGTACTTCTCCTTCTGCGATCTGGCCAATCAGCCGGAGAGCACCATCAATAATATCGCCAGCCGTTGCCATTCATCACTCTCCTTGCGCGATCACTCGCGGGGGTCTGCCTCGTCGCTTAACTTCCAGTTCATTCACGGGAGCCGCAACTTCAGACAAAGAAGGCGTGTCAATATTATAACGCACCCATCCGTTTCGTTTATCTTGTTCCGCTTCAAGATCAAGACTTGCGATCTTACTGCCGTGGATTGGATGTCTGAGAAAGATCATTGTCATAATTAAATTCCCCACACCATTGCTGGCATGGGGCTTACTACATTAAGCAGCGCGGTACAAAGTCCAAGAACC